TGATCGTCTCCAGGCTGTGGCTGATGTGCTGGGTGCCGCCGCCCGTGTCGAACGTGAAGGAGCTGTCGCCCGGGTCCGGCGGGGAGCCGCCGCCCCCGGAATAGCCGTAGTTTACCCGGCCGCTGAAGCCTTCGGCCCCCGCGATCTCATCGACCTCGGCATCGAGGAGCGGGATGCCGCCATAGGTGGCCGGCGCCTCGCTGAGGAGCGCGCCGCGCGCGGCGGTGGCGTCGTCGGTGCCCCTGATGAGGTACGTCAACTCGCCGCGATCGCCGGCCAGGCGCCTTCCGAATTGTTCCTCGACGGTGATGGCCATGGGTCAGTGAGGAGCGATGAGTGATGAGTGATGAGCGATGAGGCGGAGCCCGCTTCAGCGGGCGCCGTGTACTTCCGGGGGCCGGGGGCTACGTGAAGGTGAGGCCGCCGCTTTCGACTGCCTGCTGGATGCGTTTCGTGTTGCGCGCGGTCTGCTCGGTGGCATCGGCCGTGCGATCGGCAGCGCGCGATTCGCCGAAGAGGCCCTTGATCGCGGCGACGTTGAACGTGCCGCGGACCTGCGTCTTCTCGGCGATCGCCGTGCCCGCGGACTCGAGGCGTTCGAGCAGCTCGTCGAAGTCGGCCCCGAGCGGCCCGGCCCCGCCTGCCCCGGCAGCCGCGCCGGCAGCGCGCTGCTCGGCGGCTTTTGCGCGGGCCTCATCCAGCTCGCGCCGGGCGTCGGCGAGATCCTGCTGGGCCTTCGTCAGGCGCTCCCCGCGCCGCTTGTCGACCGCGGCGAGCGCCTTCTGCTCAGCTTCATCGACCTCGGCGAGCGCCTTCCGCTGTTCCGCTTCGCGCCCCGCCAGTGTCATGTCGGCGCGGCGATCGACCGTTGCGTTCGCCTCCAGGAGGGTATCATCGATCTCGATCAGGCGATCATCGGTGGCCTTCTCGGTCATCCGATTCAGTTCGCTCAGGTCGACATCCGAGTCGGCCGCGGCGTTCAGCGCGTTGAACCCCTTCTCGACCGTTTCCTGCGCCAGGGCCCACCCCGTCTTCACGCCGGCGAAGTACTCGTTCCACACCTTCGCGAGGAACGCCGTGGTCTTCGGGAAGTTCTCGTAGAACCAGTCGCGCACCTTGATCCAGGCCTTCTGCATGCCGCTGAAAGCGATGATCGCCAACTTCTGAAAGTCCGAACTGAAGTTGATCCATTTGCGCTGCAGCGCATCAGTTCCCTTCTCCCAGGCGATCTTCAGGCCGGCCCAGAGGACCTTGGCGGCGAGGGCGATGTCGCCGGCGGCGAGCGCATCGACGATTCCGCCCACGACATTGCGCACGAAGTCGCGGAGCGTGCCGAACTTCTCCGCCAGCCAAGCCAGGGCGGCCGAGCCGGCGCCGGTCCATTTCAGGATGGCCGCGCCCAGGGCGACGACGGCCACGATGGCCAGGCCGATCGGCGAGAGCAATGCGCCGAGGACGGTGACGACGACGCCGAGGACGGCGCCCACGGTGGACACGATCGTGGCCAGGACGCCGAATCCGGCGGCGACGCCCGCGATGAGGCCGCCGGCGACGATGAGTGAGATGCCGATCGCCCCGATCAGGGCGAGGATCTTCGCCGCGCCGACGACCAGCTCGCGATTACGCTTGATCCAGTCGGCGATGCGGATGACGACCCGCATCACGGCGCGGGTCATGGTGATGATCGTCGGGGCCAGGGCGGCGCCGATGATGAATGCCCCGGCCTTGAGGACGCGCACGAGGCGGTTCCACGTGTCGGTCAGCTCGGCCGCATCGCCCGCGGCCTCCGTCGAGATCGTCAGACCCAGGGCACGGGCCTCCTCCTGGAGGGCCTGGATGCCCTTGGCGCCGTTCGACAGCATGGGCAGCAATTGGGTGCCGGCGCGGCCCAAGATCATCATGGCCAGGGCCGCCCGCTTGCTCGGGTCCTCGATCTTGCTCAGCCGGTCGGCGATGAGCTTGAACTGCGCCTCCGGTGACCTGCCCTTCAGGTCGTCGATCGAGAGGCCGAGGTCGGTGAACGCATCGACCTGGGTGGAGAGGCCACGTTCCAGATCATTCACAGCGCGCTGCATCGTACGCACGCCCTTTTCGAGCGTGGCGAGGTCTGTCCCGGACTGCTCGGCGGCGAAGCCCAGCTCCGACAGGGCCTCGGCGCTGAAGCCGGTGCGCTTGCTCATCTTGTCGAGGGCATCGCCGGCGGCCCCAAAGACTTTCAACGCGCCGACGAGGGGGAGAATGCCGGCGGTCGCGATGGCGGTGAGGCCCATGCCGATGCGCCGCACGCCGGCGCCGAACGCCTTGAGCCTGCGCTGCACGTTGCGCAGCGTGCGCACGAGCTTCTTGTCATCGGCGAAGAGCTCGACGAAGGCCCGTCCGGCCCGAATGGCTCCACCGGCTGCCATGTGTGCATCACCTCACGCTGTTGCGCCAGAACTCATCGAGCTTCGGCAGGTTTTCGCGGAACGCGGGGCCCATGTAGGGCCTCGCTTCGTAGGTGAGCGTCGTACCGGCCGGCACGCGGATGCGCTTGGGGCGCCCGTCGGCTCGCGTCTTCCCCGTGGGGATCCACCGCGGCCGTTTCGTGATGACGGTTCCGCCCTCCTCGAGCAGCTCCGGCGCATTGGTCCCGCGATTGAGCTTCGCCGGGCCGATGACGACATCCTCCTTCGCCGGCTCGTAGGCGAAGAAGATGAAGTCCTTCAGCAGCCCGGTGTGCGAGCTGGGCGGCTGTCCCGGTGCGCTTGGCCCCTTGCGCCGGCGGATGCTCTGACGGGCTGTGCGCCGAACATAGGCGCCGAACCGCGAGAGGACGCGGCGCGTGGCGCGGTCGACGGCCCTCATCACCGCCGGCTTGTCGAAGAACATGCGTGTCACGCGCGCGTTGAGCACGTCGGGCCTTTCGTGGCTTAGGGGGACCGGATGCGGGTGAGGATGGCCTCGGCGAGTTCGGGGTCGAACATCTCGACGAACGCGATGAACTCAGCCATGCGGTCGGCACTCATCGACTTGGCGTAGTCCACCAGGACCTCGACCACACCCTCGCGCGCGGCCGTGGGCTCGGATGCGTTGTAACTGATGCGATCAATCACGAAGTGCGTGATGCGACCGGTCTCATCGAGGTCGAAGGCGAGCGAGCCGAGCTCCCCGTTCTTCGGCGATTCGAGCGTGAGCTGAGCGCCGCCGGGGAGCGTGACCGTCATCGCCGTCGTGGCGTGCGGGGTCGCCAGGTACTGGCCGATCTCCGCATCGGTCCACACGACGGTGGGCAGATCGAGGCCGCTGGCCGCGATCGACTCGCCGTCCATGCGCACGACCTGGTGCGGGACGTTGCGCGTCTCCACCTTCTCTCCGGTGACGGTCAGCCCCGTGCAGCCGGCCAGAAGCAAAGCGGAAATCAGATAAGCTGAAAGCTGAAATAGTCTCATCTCTGTGCTCTCTGTGTCCTCTGTGGTTTGCCCCTCCGGCCGTGTTTCGCGTCCGGGAGCTTGTGGTCGATGAACACGGTCTTGAAGATCGAAACGTCCTTCGTGATGAAATCGGGCTTCTGTTTCCGGCTCCCCTTCCGTTTCCGCGGGCGGTAGACCTGCTCGGGCTTGAGGGCCGGTGCGTCCTTGCCGCGGTGGCAGTTGTAGATCAGGGCGTACAGGTGCGAGAACGTGATCCAGTGCGTTTCGAGCTCATCGCTCACCACCTCCATCCGCGCCTCGGCCATCAAGACCAGCTCGCGCAGCGTCAGGGGGTTGGGGTCGACGCCGGCGATGCCCGCGCACTGCCAGATGAGCTTCCAGCCCCCGGAAGCGCCCCCGGAACCTCGCTCGGGTTGAGCGCCTGCTCGAGCTCCTGCTCGAGCATCTGATCCAGCCGGCCCGAGTCGATCTCCGCGATCACCCGTTCGCTCACCTTCGCCTCGAGCTGGTCGATCTTGGCCAGCAGTGTCCGAAGCGCTGCGCGCCTCGACTTCCGGGAAAAATTTACGAGTTCCTCCAGGAGCGCCGTCGTCGCATCGTCGATGGCATCGCCGCCGAGGGCAGCCCCGAAGTCCTCATCGGTGATGCCCTGCGCATCCGCCTGCGGTTTGATGAGCAGATAGAGGATGTCGCAGAGCAGGATGGGATCATTGCTCAGCCGCTCCAGGAGCTTCCCGTCGAGGACGTCGAGCAGATCGACGGAGTTTTCCGGGTGCTCGGCGTCGCGGAACGCATCGCGCACCCGCTTCATGGCGGCGACGTTGAGCGTGATCTCCCAGGTGCGATCGTTCGTGTCGGTGAAGGCTTTCATGCCGCGTCGCTCCAGTTCAAGATGAGCCCAGTTGCGCGGGCAAGCCCACTTTTGGGGGCCGGGGGCCGGGGGCCGGGGGCTACGGGGTGCTGTCGTAGAGGATGCCGACGTTCAGGGCGGCCGTCGCGGTCGAGCTGGCCTGGGAGACCTGGATATTCCCGACGACGGTGCCCACGAGCGGGTTGGCGATCTCCTGGGCATCCACCCAGAACCAGGGCTCGGAGGCCGTGAGCTCGACGGAGAGCTCGGTGGCATCGCTCTGCTGGAAACTCAGGTGGCCGCGTTGGGTGCAGAGCGCGCCGATCGCCACGAGGTCCGCGCCGTCGAAGTCGGTGTCGATGACCACCTGCTCGGCGGCGGTGATCGAATCGCCCTGGGTCGGGAGGACATCGCCCGCTCCGCCGGAGAATGTGACGGCCGCGGCGACGACGTTGGTGACATCGACATCGTAGCGCATGCCGCCATCCCAGTAGATGTCAATGACATCGCCGATCTCCAGCGCCGTGTCGGTGATGGTGAGGACGCCGGTGGTGTCGGTCGTGCGCGTGGAGAGCGTGCCGGCCTCGGCCGCCGGCAGGGTGATCGGCCCGTGTCGGATCCCGGTGTCGGCGGAGCGGTTGATCGACGCGTTGAGGGGCGCGCCGGCGATCTCGCCTGTGATGCTGAGTCTGCTGTCCATGGTTTGGGAGTCCTGGGGCTTGAGTCCTGAGGCTTGAGGCGTCGACCGTTTCCGGGGGCCGGGGGCCGTTTCCGGGGGCCGAGGGCCGGGGGCCGGGGGTCCGGCGCGGAGCGCCGGGCCACCGTCATTCGCCGATCCAGCTCGGCGGCGTGGCCGAGTAGGTGACCTTCGCGGTGACGGAGACCTTCATGACATCCTCGAGCGCCTCGGCCCGGCTGAAGTTCGTGATCATGAAGTCCGCCTGGAGCCCTTCGCCGCCATCGATGTCGAGCACCTGCAGGCCGATGATCGTGTCGTCGAAGAAGCTGTCCTTGATGGCGGTGAAGCCGGCGTCATCGGTGTCCCAGACCATCTCCCACTCGACGGAGCCGTCCTTCAGCGCCGCGACGGTCGCCTTCCAGCCGTCATTGGCGCGGGTGCTTGCGTCCGCTTCGCCTTTCTCGACGTTGAGCGTGACGTCCTTGCAGTTGGTGAGCTCGGCCCAGTTGCCGCCGGCGCCCTGGCCGCCGGCCTTATACATGAGCGTGCCTTCGAATCCGAGTCGGAAACTCATGGGTGATCACTCCGTTTGTCAGGCGCGGATCGCGCGGTAGGTCGCGCGGATCACGCTCGTGAACACCCGTCGCTCGCCCAGGTGGTCCGGGGC